CAATGAATACATTTTTCTTTCCACACCAATGATGGAAATCCAACGAGTCCCAAAAGAAAAATTTGACTTTGCGAAAGAACAAGGTATCATCGAATACGTTGAAAATCTTCCAAGAAATATCTTCCAAGTTATCGAAGCGGAATATCAACATCAATCAAAAAAGATTGGTAGAGATTCCAAGTGATTACGTTGTATCCAAATTTTACGAATTTGGGTATAAAGTGAGTCATAATACTCATGGGAACACATATAATTGTTGTTGCCCTATCTGTAGAGAAGGGAAAAGCTGGGGTCATAAGAAAAGATGCTTCTACATTCCAGAGAACGATAACATTTTTTGTCATAATTGTGGGTGGTCATCCAAACCCTACAAATGGATTAAGGAAGTTTCAGGAATGTCATTCAATCAAATAGTCGATGAGATTGAAAAAGGTAATTTCGGTATGATAAACGTGATGGATTTAGAAGAAAAAGAAGAAAAACCAAAGAATACATCGTCTTTACCAGTGGATAGTATTAATTTATCTGATAAAAATCAGACAGATTACTACAAGAATAATAAGATTGTTCAAAAAGCCTTGGATTATATCAAGGAGAGACGATTGAATAAGGCTGTAAACCGTCCTGATGCATTCTATTTGTCATTGAAAGACCGTGTGCATGATAATCGTCTGGTGATACCATTCAAGGACGAGTCAGGTAAGATAATCTATTACCAATCCAGAAGGATTTTGGATGATGAGTCTCCAAGTTACTTGTCAAAAGATGGTGGAGATAAAAGTATCTTCGGTATTGAGCGAGTATCATCCGATTTAGATAAGGTATTTATCATTGAAGGACCGTTAGATGCTTGTTTCGTAAAAAACGGATTAGGTGTTGGAGGTATTACTAAAGGTGAACAATTGTTTACTTCTAGTCAACAAGAACAAATGGATGGTTTGAAATTCTTTGAGAGAATTTGGGTGCTTGATAGCCAATGGATCGACAAGACCGCACGAGAAAAAACTCTAAAGCTCATTGAAATGGGGGAGAAAGTCTTTATATGGTCTGAATACGATGGAAAACGATTCAAAGACATAAATGCCGTATGTATGGCTTATGAAATGAACGAATATCCAACAGATTTAATTCTGAAGAACACCTATAAAGGGTTGGCAGCAACAGTGAAGATGAAAATGATCAAATGATCAATTATTTATTCGCGTTTTTTAGCGACAGACATATCAATCGCATTATTGAATTCACTAATGTTATTAAGAATTCTTTCGATTGATCCTAGCTCACTCGTCAAATCTCCAATAATGGTGTTATTACGTGATTGTGAAATGGATGCCAAAACAGTATCTCTCAGATAACTATCAATTTTTTCTAGATTTATTTTCCACGTATCAACGGTGGAAATCATTTGCTGATTTTGAGAATCCCTACCATCATCCATGCTAGCCATAACATTTGGATCTACTTCTGTATCTACACCATATTCATCGAGATTGATTCCATCATCTAATTGTCCAGCGGCAGCAGCTTCTTCAGCAGCAGGATCGAAATCGAGTTCAGGTGCTTCTCTGAGTAATTTAATGAATTTAGCTTGAAATTTGTTTCGCATATTATTATTTAGCTGAAATGATTAAATAATCTATATATGGCTGCTTCTAATTCTCCTTATTCCACTGCAATCGCTTCTGGTTCTATTGATTTCAATTTTGAAAATCCTTTAAATCCTTCTGAGCAGATGAGAAAATACAAAACGGACGAGAAATTGGCGCAAGCACCAAACACTCTCCCCTATGAATTTGAAGGTATACCTCAACATTTAGCTAATATCATAGACAGTGCATTTCAAGCATCTTCCAAATTGAAAGATATCATTAAAATAGAAAAATATCAAAAAAATGTTGATCTAATTAAGCTAAAGGGTAATCTGGAGGAGATCTTTATGTATTTGATGAAAAATGGTGACAAGATATTGTCGAATTATACCAATGGCAATAATTAAAAACTAGAGTATAATCGGGTCATGTTTGAAATACCCGATAAACAAGATTTAAAATTTATTACAAAATACGAGCCTCTCGACCAATTGGAGATTTTGCAAGATATTTGTAATCGAATTTATATTGCAAGAAATATTTCTTTGTTGGAAGAACAAATACGAGACAATTTGGAAAAAATTGATAAGTTGTTTAATTTCAGAGAAAATTTTAATTAATATGAGCAAGAAAAATAAAAACCAACAGAAGTGGCTAACTGACAATCTAAAAGGTGAATGGATAGATAAAGACCAAATCATCGAAATTGTTCTTTTTGATTCCTTGATTCACTATGTGGAAAAAGAAGACGGGCTTAATGACACTTGCTATGACTTTTCTGAAGAGTTGCAAAAGGGACATGTTAGACAGGATACTGTGGATGCCATCAAACTCAGACAAAAAGAACTTAACGATGTGTATCTTTATCTGAAAAATGAGCGTCCTGCTTTGAAAAAACAGGTTGATGAATGGGATGGGACTAATATTGATGAATTTATTACACTGGAAGATTCGTTTTTGAATAAAGATACAGAATTGATGAACACTATTGTAAAATATAGAGGATACATGTGGACATGAAATCAAATTATAGAGGATTGAGAAAATGAAAGATAATAGTATTGAAAATCACGAAGCATATAAAAATTGCGAAGGAAAGCTGATCTGTCAATTGGTCGGTGGTTCTACTTTGTATGGATTGAACACACCAGAGTCCGATGTTGATTATCGTGGTCTATTTGTTGCTAAAAATAAGCGATATTTAGCCAATTTGGATAATATCGAATCGATTGTCCAGACTGATGACATCGACTCTACTTATTATGAGATCACTCGATACTTAAAATTATTGAGAAAGAGTAATACTCAGGTATTGGAGATATTATTCGCTCCCGACACAGCATTTACATACAAACATCCAATCTTTGATGAGATCGTGTCCCATGCTTACGACCTAATCGACACAAATACCCTTAAAAATTCATTAAAGGGTTATGTATTCAGCGAAATTCGATTGGCTAATGGGCAAAGAAGCGGTCAGTTAGGCGGTAAAAGGAAAAAAGCGGTAGAAACCTATGGGTTCAGTCCAAAAAACTTCGTTCAAATTCTTCGATTGTGTAAAGTCGGCATTGAGTTCTTCACCACTGGTAAATACATGGTAAATGTCAAGGAATTTGATGAGAAGTATTGGGAGAAATTGATGGATTTAAAAAATAACCCACAATACTACACATGCAAGCGATTGGAACAAATGGTAAACGAAGAATTTGGCAGATTGGAAGGAATCATGGAGTCATCCAAGATCTCTTTCAAATTTGACACAGACATTGCAGCAGACATTATTTTAAAAACAAAACAAATATGAAATACGGAAAACAGATATTATTGGGAGTAGTGGTTTCAAGTGCCATTGCTTATGGGTTATCAGATAATTTAGAGTCATTCTCTAAATCATTTGTCTTGGCTGGATTAGGTTACAGTTCGATTTATTACTTGTTACAAAATAGAAAGACTAATGATAAAAGAGTGGAAGAATTGGAAGAACTTTTGGGAAAGAAAAAAGTTGATGATCGTGTTGTGAGTCTGGAGAATATGCTTCAAGAATCGGATACAGTAATCGCTGTGCAAGAAGAGGTTATTAAAAATTATGAGGAATTATTGGACGAAGCATCTGTCAAATTCTCTTGTAATTGTGGTAATAACGCATTCGATGGAATTTTCAAACCAATGGAAGAATTTGTAGTGAAATGTGACTACTGTAACAATAAATATTCTGTCACACTTAAATTGGACACTATACTGATTACCGAACCAATTGAAGAACTTAACATTGATAAACTAATTAAAGAAAATACAAATGATAAAAATAGAAACTAAAAAAGGAAATGTAGAAATGACGTTGACTGAATTTGCAAGATGGGCATGTTTAGCAGAAGCATTTATATTTATTGAAAGCAAAGCTGAAGAGCTAAACATTAACCCCATCAACATGATTAAGCCACTGGCAATTGAAAAATACATTAATGAGCGATATCATGCAATGCTTTCCGATGTTCGATACGAGTATGATCTAGGAACTTTGGAATAATTCTATAACTTCTTTCTCAATTTCCGATTGTTTATCTTTCGATAATACGTCTTTGAAATGTTCTTTCAATTCGTTTGTCGGAAGATTCAATTCGTGAAATCCTATCATGTAATTACGAAATCTTTCATCGTATTTGTTTGGATACATGACACCATTTGGTCTGTTAAAACGATGCAACCATCTTAAAAATGGTAAGCATAATGTTCTTTTACCATGTTTTATGTATTTTTTGTGGATATATCCTTCTTCTCCACCAAATCCACGAAATTCTTTGTTGAATCCTAACCAAGAATCTTTCCTACATGAGAAAAGACCCATACCTTGTGATGGGATTTCAAAAGGATCATTGTCACTTTTATTACCTCTCTCATCTGTTTGCCAAGTTCCCCACATATGTCCTCCCCATGTAAAGTCAAAATGTGTTGAATAGTGTTTCAAATCATCATAAATGATTGGTCCTTGTAGTAGATTACCATCGTCGAGTTTATTATCGTAAAAATTTATTAATTTTTTTAAAGAACCTTGTTCTAAAAATACGTGAGAATCTATACACAAAACGTAAGGTGTATCTGCCAGTTCAAATACTTTATTTTTAACAGTGGTAGATTTGTATTTAGTAAATGGGAGATATTGGAAGGGTTCTTTAATCCAATCGGTCAAATCTCTTATTGCTTTACCATGATTTGACTCAGGATTATTATCAATTATTACAAATTCAATATCATCCAATACTTCCGAATGATACATTCTTATCGCTTGAATGGTGAAATATAATCCATCATAATCATCATATGTCGCCATTCCGATAGTTAGTTTTCTCATGTAAATAATTATTAGAATCCTAATTTATTACAAGTATTATCTAAACATTTTGGAATTAAAATTGTTGGAATAGTGGTTGTTGTTGTTGTCGTGGTTGTCGTGGTTGTCGTGGTTGTGTTTGTTATATTGATATTTAAAGGATTTAAAGTCGTTGGTTGCGCAATTAAAGGTGATAATGGTAATATTGAAATTGTAGTGAAAAGTTGTAAAATAGGTGGTAAATTTACTGTGACTTCTGGTGGAGGTACGCAACATTTTTCAGTGGTAGGTGGAGGTGTGGGTGGAGATGTAGTAGGTGTAGTAGGTGGAGGTGTGGGAGTAGATGTAGACGTAGATGTAGATGTAGAAGTCGTAGGTGGAGATGTAGTAGGTGGAGGTGTAGAGGTAGATGTGGAAGTCGTAGGTGGAGGTGTAGTAGTAGTAGACATAAGAAGTGTAGATATAATATCCCGTAAATAGGGGATAAATTTATGAAATTTACTTTTTAAATTACATTAAAATATAATTATCATTAGTTACTATGTAAAACGTGTTCGGATTTCGACTACCCGATAAAGTTGAAAAAGTCGTTCTATTAGTGCTAACTAAATTTGTTATAGTGCTACCGAAAACAGCTATTTGAGTGTTACTATCGATTCCTTTACCTCCAATAGCCTCCCAATCGCCAATATTAGCTCCAGTGCCACTCTTCAGTCGATATAGTATGTTAGTGTCACTATTATAAACAGTATCACCAATTTCTGCTGGAGCAACACTAGTGATATTTGTCACTGTTCCTTTAAATAGATTACCAGCGAGGATACCACCAGTCGTCACTCCATCACCAATAAATAATCGTTTGGTATCAGTAGTGAAAGCAGGTTCCCCCGAATTAAAAATTATATTTCGGCGTTCGTTATCAGTTCCTTGACGAAATAAAATTTTTAATAGTGTGTTATTGAAGATTTCTATACTCATGATTAATATGCGAAAATTGGAATTGCAAATCTACCGAATTGTTGTCCCGTTTTTGAGGTGGAATCACCCTCAAAAGTTAAAAATCCAGCGGAAGATAGTGATATCATCACACTAGTGATACCATTTGAAGACATTGCCTCAAATTTTGTCAACTGAAGACCTGGAATAGCACCTGTGATAGTATGTGATGGTGTTCCATTGAAAATGGATGAGAGTGTATTCGAAGAGTTCGACGATGACATACCAGTTAAAGTGCCGAACACAGACCTTTGAACTGCTTTTTTATTGCTAATGTCCTCCCATGCGCTTAGTTTGGTAGCAGATGAACCATTCATTTGATATAGAATACCATCGAAAGTTGATACATCATTACCATTAGCACTTAGAGTTGTTAGAGAGTTGTATGTGCTTACTGGTGGAAAAAATCGTGATTTACCAAAAGTGGAACTAATTGAATTGTATAATGACGTATAATTGGCAGTTAAAACACCGCCGACAAATGAAAAGTTCGTCGGATCAGTTCTCAGAGTAATTGTATTACCATTCCCACCGCTCAAACCATTTCCAAATGATGTTGACAGTAGCTCTCTAGTGGTGATCGATGTGGCATTTAGCGATAATTTATTAGCTGAAAGTCCGAAAAATGTTGGATTATAATTAATCTGTAATTTATTATTATTAATAAATAATCCACCATCAACTGTATTTGGGTTTATTTTAGATGCTGATAGACCACTTAATTTCAAATTGATTGTTGAAAAAGAATCATACTCAAATTCTTGTGATACTTTGGTAGCGATTTTACCCCATTTTGTGATATCAGTATAAGGGTTTGCCGTTAATTGATACCAAATATTGTCAATTGATACTATATCACCTACTTCCGAATATGTATTAGATAAACTATAAAAATTAGTCAGAGGTATATGATTTTTTGTCGTCACTGATACTCCACCGCTCAATACACCGTTTCCGATGTATAAACGATTGGTATCAGTTGTATATCCAGGTTCCCCTTGATCCAAACGAATCGATTTTCTTTGATCGTTTGTACCTCTACGAATTTTTATTTTTGATATATAAATGTCAGACATATTTATGAAATTCTTTTCCAGACATAAACACCGAATGATGGTGGTGTGTTATCGATAGGATTACCACTACCAGTATTATTCAAAAATACTTGACCATCTAATTTCAATATTTTATTTGAATCGGTAGATGATGTATGCCCAC